AACACCAGAGGTCGTAGAACCAGCTGGCGGTGCCGTCCGGGGTGGAGATGAAGAGGGCCCAGCCCTGTTTGTCGGCGAGGGCGGGGCGGATGACCTCGAACCAGACCTCGGCGTCCATGAAGGCGGCCTCGTCGAGGACCACGCCAGCGAGGCTTCGGCCGCGTAGGGCCATGGCGTTTTCGGTGCCTTTTAGCTCAATCGTGCTGCCGTTCACCAGCTCGATCTTTAGGTCCGTCTCGTTTTTGCTCTTGATCCAGGCCTTGGGGACGAGCTTTTTCATCACTTTCCAGGCGATGTCCTTCGCCATCCGGTATGTAGGGGCCGCGTAGAAGAATGTTTCGCCCGGTCGCTCGATCGCCCCACGCAGCAGTTCGATACATGAGAGGTAGCTTTTTCCGAAGCGGCGGCCGGCTACCAATACTCTGAAGCGTTTGCGGCTGGAAAATACCTCGCCCTGGGCGTATCTCAGTGTTAGCGCACCAGCAGAATCGGGCATTTGTGGTTTTGGGGGTACCTTCTAGGGTATTACAGGAATCGTAACCCTGCCCCCGGTGTGATACAGGAGAAGAAATTGAGGATATGTCAGTAGGTTCCCTGCGCCACGCTTGCCGCGCCTAAAAACCGAACCTACCCCCCGGCTGGGGAGTGGTTCGGATGTACTAGCCTCGCAGGCTAAGCTGCCGGATCGGCTGATCGACGCCTTAAAGGGCGGCTGATTCAACGGCCGAACAGTTGCAGGCGGCAGGATGCGGCCGAGTCGCGGGTCTGGCAGCGTGCCAGCAGCTGGGCATCCTGGGCTGCGAGGTTTGCAGCGGTAGCGATGCCAGCCGCGGCGATGATGCCGGGGATGATGCCAGCCAGGAGAGCAGCGGCGATGCGGTCAGTGGTGTTCATGGCTCAGGCCCCCAGCTCGCGGGCCAGCCGGATCAACCGCCATAGTTCGGAAACGTCAGCAGCGCCACGGGTACAGTCACCGCCGATACGAGCAGCAAGGGCGGCGACGTCGCGGCTTAAATCGGCGCGGAGTTTAGCCTCAGCGAGCCAGTTGCGGTTTGCGGTTTCGAGAGTTTGCATGGCGTTGTGTGCCTGGTACCCTCACACATTAGCGACGCCGGAGACCGTAGCAAGGTTGCGGCGCTCCAGCGTTCACACTTTGTAACAACCGCGGGGGCGTTCAGGCCTGGCGCCGATCCTCGACTGTGATATTGAGCGTCGGCGCTGCAGCGGCTGCGGCTTCCGGTGCTACCTCTCCAACGACCGCGCCAAGGTCGCGCATCAGCAGCTGAGCCGAGCCGATCTGGCCCTTCCTAATCGCTGCGTCAATCGCTCTCATGCGCATAGCCTGCAGACGTGAAACTATACTCTCGCGATCTTTGCTCCAATCCTGTTCGTTCCACTGTTTGACGGCGTCCCAATCCCTCCAGGCAGTGACTTCGCCGATGCTTTCACGGTCAGCATGATCTAGCACCAGTTGACGAACAGGCAAGCCCGTCAACTGTCGCTTGTAAAGCCGCTTTCGGCGTTCTTCAATCACGGCGTCAGGGTTACGTTTCCCATAGGGTCGCGGCTTGTTTGTTACAGCTTCCGGCTGATCTTCCGGGGCTGTGTTGTTAGCTTCCGGCTGATCTGTCACGGTTACAATCCCCAACGGCTTTGGTTCAATCATAGACGCACACTAAAGAGCCCGGCACAGTGGCCGGGCCCGGTAGGGTCTGCAGTGTGCCAGTGGTCAACCCTCGCCGAAATAAAACTGAGCGGCGAACCACTGCAACGGATCGTGGCGCGCTTCCGGGTGATCCGTCCACTCGATGCCCCAGTCCTGATATTGCAACTGCGGCCGGTAGGGTTCGCAATAGGAATCGAGCTCGCCGATGATCCGAACGGCAGGGCCGCCAGTGGATAGCAACAACTCGAACTGGGAGTAACTCGAGGCAGACCCTGGCGCGTGCCAATCGGAGCGGACTAGCACCGATAGGGGCATGGCTTGCGCATACTCTCGGACCGTCTCGCCTAACGCGTCACGGTCGTCGAAGTCCCATGCTTCGGACTCAGCGAACGCTAAGGCCCGAGCGCTTAAGTCCTCGCGGTCGCCATCGTATGGGCGATCAGCGTAAAAACCTAATTCCCATAGCGTCTCGATGATCTGGAGCGTGCCACGCGCTGAAAAGAAAGCGTCGCGGTGCTGATCGGTGGGGGCTTGTGCTGTTGTCATTGGGGGTAGCTTATAGGTTGGGCTTGTGTGAGAGTGTAGAACCGGATCCGGCCGGATGTCAATAGCTCCAGCTCAGATAGACGCGACCATCGCCGCCGGCGTAGGCGCCGATGGGGCCCTGAGCCCTCGCCAGTTCTTGCATGGTTTCTAGGCAGTCATGCTCGATGCCAGGATTCCAGTGGTCAGTCATGCTGACCCCGTGGCCGTCACGAACCAAGACGTAGCAATGCGCGACCCTGTCGCCTAGGAGATCCTCAAGGCTCAGCTCTCCTAAGCCGTACTCAAGCAAACAGCCATCGGCCAGAGCGCACCAAGCGTAGAACTGATCAGATAGGGCCTGCATGTCCTCACGCCATGCCGCGGTCAGATCGTGGTTCCTACCCAGGGGTTCGCCGTTATCGTCAGTGCTAGCCCAGAGAATGGTCTCCCAGAGAGCAGCGTCAACCATGCTGGGGCGCCAGCCGGCAAACTCTGCGGGGTGGATGGTGCGGCCTTTCATGATGCCTCCCCGTAAGGTGCCAGTCCTAACCATTGCCGCACAGTGTCGATGCGGTCATAGGTTGCTGCCGTGCCGTAGCGCTGCCAATAGCGAACCTGCGCCGTGCCGTGGCTACTGAAACGGGGGGCGCACCAGTGCCAGAGTGCTAGGGCCTGGTTTCGGTCGTTGCCTTGTAGCTGCGTTGTGATCTGTTCCCAGTTCAGGCCTAGGAAGCGTTCGGGGCGTTGTCTCGGTTGTTGGTAGGCCATCGGTGATGGTGCGGCTACTCCCCCATGATGGGCCCCAGACCGCGCCAACTGCTGCCGTTGTTGTATCACTTAACAATCCGTCCGGCTGGCTTGCGTCTGCTGGTACTGTGCAAGGGCACACCCCTATCACCCACACCACGGGTAGGACTTATGCGCATCACCACGAGGCAGGGAACCATCCTTACCCTGCACTTAGCAGCGATCCCCAGGTTGCCAGCTGGCCAGCCTGACCCCATTGTCGAGTTCCGGTATAAAGGGGGGATCCTTTGCAGCACCTACTGGCTGGCAACGTTCCAGGCAATACCCGCGGGAGAGGGTCTCTGCCTAAAAGGCGGGACCTTCAAAAGGCAAGATCTGGCCCCTGATGCCGTGGCAGCGTGTCAGGCACAGTGTGCGGCATGGATGGCGGAGGTTCTGGCATGACTGGTGGATCCTGGACAACACAACGGGAACGGCGCCAGAACCGCGACGATGCCAGGGAGGCAAAGCGCCGTCTGGTGATCGAGTGGCAGGATAAGCTCTGGCTCGCCCAGGCCCATCCCTGCGCAGATTCTGTGTTGGCATGGCTAAGTGAGAATCGGGCCGAGGCCTCAAAGGTAGGCGCCAGTCGTTGGCATCTTGAGACCTTGCCTGCTCTGGTAGCGGCCCAAGAGCGGCTGAGGATGGCTGAGCGGTTCGAAGCCGTCCTCGAGCGTGCCAGGGTAAGCCATCAGACCCTCACGGTTCAGGATGTCCTAGGTGATTCTCCACAGATCCCACAGATTAAGCCTGTGGAAACCGGAAATGCCGCGCCGTCAGGCAGACGCCCCAGGCGGGATGCAGGTAAAGCCCGGAAACGATCCAGGAAGACTAGTTAGTCTGTGATACGTTACATTATGTGACAATCTGCCGATCGCGCTCTTTAGCGTGATACATTAGACGTGGTGGGGGAAACTCCGCCACGTTCCACTGTATCCGCTCATCCATGGCGACAGACTACGTTTCAACATTGGAAAAACTCTCAGGGGTGCTCCAGGCGGTTGACGAATTACAAGCAGAATTGAAGGTTCTACGGGAAACCGTGCCAGATGATGCCTGGGATGCTCTGGCTGATGGACCTTTTGGGGATCTGTTGGCCCACTGCCTGGAAATAGAGCACCAGTTCGAATCATAAACACAGGGGCCCACGGGCCCCTTTTTACTGCCTGCGGGTGAGACTCGTGAGAAACACACTGAGACACCGTGGCCGGTCAAGCCGCCTACGTTCCAGTGCAAACGCACCAAGTCAGAGCACGGATGTATAGGTTTTGTCGCAAGCCATGAATGGAAACCCAAGCTATGAATGGCTTCTTAGCCTCTGAATGGCTTCTTAGCCTCTGAATGGCTGCCAGCAGTTGTCGTCGGCGCGGATGTAGCGAAGGCTCCAGTCGCCGCAATACTGGTCTTCGCTAGTGAATGGCCATCCGGTTGGATCAGGTGAATGGCGGCGGCATGTGTTGTCTTGGTACCAGCGGCATGAATGGCAGGTTGCGCCTATCGGGATGTCCTGGGTGAGACTCATGAAACTTGCGGTGAGACTTCGAGGCTCTGGAAATACTGTTCCACCCTGGCCATGAATGACTCCTCTGCGTCGGCGAGCTCGCGAGCCGACATTGAATGGACGTTGGGGGCGCCGCAGCGGCGAGCCAGGATGATGGCTGCTCCAGTCGGCTGGAGGCCGGTCAGGTGCTTCAGGCCGAGGCTGTAGGCGCCGCACTGGTCGATGTATGAATGGCCTTCGGGCAGGCGTTCCAGGCCGTCTTCGTCTTTTGTGGTCTTGCGGCCGACGCTGGTCTTCCAGTCGGCTAGTACCAGGCTGTTGTTCTTGAGGCCGATTAGGGCGTCGCAGGTTCCAGCGAAGCCGGCGGGGTGATGAATGGAAAATTCCGACGCGAAAATCTCCGTGACGTTCTCGGCGATCCAGTCGCTGAGACTGCGGGCGTAGCCTGAGGCGCTCCAGCCCACACGAGGTACGTTCGGTCTTACGCGCGTTAGCGCCCACTGCGTGATCTTGGGCGGGATGCGTGCCAGGCCGTCGGAGTCCCAGCTGATGGCGTTGCGCTTGTTGGCGGTGCTGCGTGCCAGCTGCTGGGCGGTCTTCAGTAAATATTCAGCTTGTGAGTGGGCCATGTTGCCTCGGGTGGCGGCAACGTTGCGCTGGGTGGTGGCCTCGGCGGGTCCCAGGCGAGCAACCCAGCGTTCCAGTCCTGTGGTGTCGCTGGTTTCCTTCAGGATGTGTGTAACACTATGGTAGATAGTGCCGTTTGCGTCTCGGTAGACGCGGAATGGGCCAGAGTTATCCTGTTCCAGCCTCCATCTTCGTAGTGATGCCAGTGTGTCTTGGGTATTGGAAGGCATGTAGATACTCGTTCCCCTTAGGAGTCTACCACATATCGTCAAGCTCGGTTTGGCAATAAAAAGCCCCGGTGTTTCACGGGGCTTTGTTTTTAGTCGTCGTTGGGGTCTTTAAACACGTAGGCATAGATGCCGTGCTTCTCGCCCGGTCTAAGTTGAAAAACGTGCGCACGCTTGCACGCAGAACACTCGACAGATACGCCAACTGCTCTGTGTTCGCTCATCCAGTTGCCCGAAGAGCTGCACACGGAAGGGCTGAAATCCGAAGACGGATAAACCTCTTCACCATTTCCGGGTTCTATGTCGCACAAGTACAAGCCCGTGACTTTTTGGTCGTGGGCATTGCATCTAGGACAACGAAGCAGGACGGGATCGTGTCCGCGCTGCTGAAACGGAAAATGCACCTCAAGCAGCTTTGAAGGGGTTGCCGCCGGTGAGGAGGCGGCTGATGTCGAAGCCTTCGGCCTTGGACTCCAGCCAGGCGGCGTCGATGTGCTCTTGGCTGCCCTTTTTGCGAGGGACGGGGCGGACGGTGTACTCGGTGGTGAGGCCGCTGCCCTTTTTGCTGATGCTGAAGTCCCAGGAGAGCAGGTCTTCGTAGTCCTCCATTTGGGAGATCGAGTCCAGTTCTTTGAGGATGGACTTTTGGGTGATCTGGAGGACTTGGACTTTGCCGGACTCGTAGTTGTAGACGGGGACGGCGATGGCGAATTTGACGTCGGCGGTGCCGGGGCCGCCGCGGCCTTCACGGGGTTCGAAGTCGCCCATTTCCGCGGTGATGTCCTCGGGGGTGGGCTCGTAGTCAAAGCGGAAGGGGCGGGAGGCGCCGTCACAGGTGCCCCAGCACTCGTAGAACTCCAGGGGTTCGTCGGAGAGCATGGCGAAGCGGACTGAGCCGCCGTCGGGGAGCTTCGAGAGCTGGAGGTAGCCGCCGCCAGCACCGCTGGTGGAGACTGCTG